CGATCGAGGCGTGGCTCAAGGGCATGACGGAACACTACCGCCGCGCGCCCGTTCAGCCGATCAGCGTCGAGATCAATGGCGAACTGATCTGCCCGACGCTCTGGCACAAGGTCAAGTTCAAGCCATCCGACCACGTCCAGATCTGGCGCGAGCCGAAGGGTACCGACCCCTTCACCATCACCGCCTTGCTGTTCAAAGGCGTGAAGGCCATTGGCAAAATGCTCATGCCCAAGATGCCAGGCATGCCATCGATGGCAGGCACCGCCCAGGGCGACCCGATCGACGAGGCCAGCGCCAAGGGTAACAAGGTCAAGCTCGGCGACCCGGTTCGCAACCTTGCCGGCCGTCAAAGGCTGTTCCCGGCTTATCTTGCTGAGCCGCGCACTTGGTTTGCAACCCCGCGCGAGCAGTGGACTGAAATGCTGCTATACGTTTCGGCCGGCAGCGTGCAGGTCGCCGCCAGCGACATCAAGGTCGGCGAGACCCCAATTATCTCGCTGGGCTCTGACGCCATCTGCAATATCTACCAGCCTGGCACCGACGTTTCAGGCAATACCGCTTCGATGCTCTGGTACAACGTCGACGAGGTCGGCGCCAGTTCCAGCGGCTCGGCGGGCTTGGAAATGACCGTGGCCACCGCGCTGACGCAAACCGCGACAGTCTCGGCCTACCAGTTCAGCGGGAATTCAATCTCTATTCCTCTTGGGGCTGGGACCTTCCCGAGTGACTGGCAAACAGGCCTGATTATTCGCGTATTGGCGCCATACGAGTACACCGTCGCGGACGGCGGGGCAGGACGCGACATTGTTCGCGGACCGCTGGCGATGCTAAACCCAGTTCCAGCCATGCTGATCGAGGCTCAAGGCGCGAACTCTGGGCTATATTCGGTTAGTTCGTACACTCCGTACGTGGCCCCTGTTCCGCCGTCAGCCGGCACGCCATCTACGATCCTTGGCTCTGCTGCTCCGTCGCGTTTTGACTTCAACGTCACGCCACTGACCTTTACCGTGTCACTCGGAGCTACTCCGTACTCGGTCACGCTGAATACGGCGACGACTAACTTGGCTGGACTGGTCACGGCCATCAACACCGCCAAAGGTTCGGCCCCATTCACGGCCAGCTCGTCTGCAGGGAAGGTCCTTCTGACGCAAACAGGCACCAACAACGGCATGGCGCTGACCTCTTCTGGCGCGACAGTCGTGCTCGGCGCAACTCCAGTCAACACCACTGGCACCGCTGCCACCTCGGGCACCCCTGAGCAGATAGCAGAAATGACCCTGAACTATGACGGCGGACAGCCTGCAGTCGGGCTTGCTCTTGGGTCTGGACTGGCAACCATTGGACCTAGAGGGCTTCGTTATCGCATTACAGCTTTCGGCGCATCGGTCATTACGGTCGAGCGTCTAACTTCGAGCGGATCGACTGATACTGGATGGCCAGGATTTGACTTGATGCAAACGGTCAACGGCCTGATAACCCTTGACTCGTCGAACCTGCAGGGAGGCTATCGCGGCTGGTTCAGCTGCGCCCCGAAAGGCGAGTTGGTCACCGAACTGGAGTGGACCGTGTTTCACCCCAATGGCCTGTGCGGAATAGGTCGGGAAGGGCAAATCTACCCGGTAAGGTCGTTCCATACCTTTGAGTTTCGTGATGCTGATACGGTTGGTCCCGTTACCGTCCTTGAGAAAGAGCATTCCGGCGGCACACGCGACGCGCAGGGTTTCACGTATCGCGCAACCCTGCCTTACCCAATGCGACCCGAAGCGCGAATCAAGAAGCGATTCGTCAGTCAGTCCAGCATGGTCGACGCGGAAAAGCAGGACGATATCAGCTGGTACAGCCTGCGCAGCCTGCGCCAGGTTCGACCGACTACTTACCCGGGCATGACCGTAATGGCGCTGCAGATCCGAGGCGGTGATCGCTTGTCGGCTCAGTCAGAAAGTCAGGCAAACCTGATTGGCACCCGGATTCTTCCGATCTACACAGGGGGCGCCTGGACCGCTCCGCAACCCACGCGTGGCATCGTGCCTTGGTGCCTGCATGTCCTCAAGTCGCTCGGATACACCGACGCCGATATCGACCTGCCCGAGTGGGATCGATTGCATACGGTATTCGAGGCCGCTGGACAGCATTACGACGAGGTGATCGATGACACCAGCACGGCGAAGGACCGGCTGAACAATGCGCTGGCTTGTGGCTTTGCCGAGTTGACCATCAAGAACGGCTTGGTCAGTCTGGTGCGCGACGAGCCCCGGGCGGCATTCGATATCGCCTACGGGCCGAAAACGCAGACCTACTCGCCGCAGAATATGACCAAGGGCCTCAAGATCGACGGGCCGCTGCCATCAATCAACGACTTCGACGGGGTCGACGTTGAGTATTACTCGAATCTGACATGGGCCTGGGAAACCGTGCCCTGCCGCTGGCCGGGTGATTCGGGTCTGAAGGTCGAGACGGTCAAGCTACCAGGTGTTGGCGACCGAAACCGCGCCTACCAGTTCGGCATGCGCCGCCGCGGTCACCAACTGTTCCGCCAAGACACCTACAGCTGGGAAACCGAGCTGGCCGGCATGAACAGCGGATACCTGAGCTTCTGCGCGGTGGCCAGTGATACTCCGGGCTTGTGCCAAAGCGCGCAGCTGCGCAGTGTCACGGCGATCACCGGGGGCTTCTTGCTGGAATCAACAGAGCCTATCGACTGGTCGGCCCCCGAGACCTACAAAGTCGGGATCAGCCGTGCGGATGGCTCTCTCTCTGGTCCCTTCCAAGCGACTGCAGTCGATGGATACCACATGCAGATCGCCGATCTGGACTTCGTGCCCGACACCAGCATGACCTTGGAGCTTCCTCAGCTCCTGGTCGGACCGTCGAGCAAGTGGGCCTACCCGGTCCTGGTCACCAGCTCGAACCCATCAAACGGAAACGTAGCGCTCAAGGGCATGCCCTATGACGCCCGTGTTTACACCTACGACAGCGCTACGGCGCCCGCATAAGGACGGACCATGATTGACTACCCAGAAGGTCTGCCGTATCCGCTGCGAGACGGTAGCTATGGATTCGACCAGGTCAGTCCGACCGTCAGTACAGAGTTGCAGAGCGGTAAGTCGATTGATCGGCTCCGCTTCAAAAACACCCCTGACATCGCGACCGTCAGCTGGGAGTTTAGCGACAGCGAGGCTCAGCTGTTCATGGGCTGGTTCGATTACACCCTGAACTCTGGAACCCTCCCGTTCAATTGCCCGCTCAAGACCCCGCTGGGATTCAACACCTATGAAGGCAAGTTTAAGGGCATGTACCAAGGCCCGACGCTGGTCGGCATCAGCCGATGGAGAATCCAAGCAAAAGTCAGCCTATTCAAGCGCCCTCTGATCGGCAAGGACTGGGTGCTCTACGCCCCAAAATACGTCCTGTACTCGAACATTTTTGATCTCGCGGTTAATCGCGAATGGCCGGATGCCTAACCGCCCCAAGCAAATCACCAACTTCTGCCCGCCATGTGCGGGCTTTTTTTCGCCCTAAGGAATATCCATGGCCAATAACACCGGAAATCCTGTCGAGCCAAGCGGCTCCGATGATCCGCGCGACCTTATCGACAATGCCGCGATCTACGACAAGCTCATTAACAGCTCAGATCTTTCGTGGCTTGGGAGGCTGGGTAAGGTCCTGAAAACTTGGGCCGGCATGACCGCCGAGTTCATCGCCGCTCAGGCTCAGCGCGTCGTCGAATTTCGTGCGTTTCTGGAGTCCAGCGGCTACGAGATTCCTGTCGACTATGTGGCCGGACTTGGGATTACGCGCCCCACGCAGGTGGTCCGCTTCTCCGGCGAGCTGTACCGCGCCAAGGATGCAAGTCTGCCGTTCACTACCACGACCTGGGCGGCGGATGCGTCAAAGCTTTTCGCCACCGGGGACAATGTTCTGCGCCAAGACCTGGCAAATAAGGTCAGCCTTGTTAAAGGCCTCTGGATGCTCGGGTATCGCGGCCGCAACGCGGGGCAAAAGTTTGATGACATTCGGACGGTTGAAGACTTCGGCGCGGTAGGTGACGGCATTGCTAACGACCATGACGCGTTTATGGCGATGCACTCCGCTACAGGCGGCACTATACGGCTACTAGATAAGCCGTACATGGTTAACGACTTCATTCTAACCGCTGATGTGATCAACATTATTGGTGCGAAAAAGCCAACGACCAAAGCGGACAAATCGAAGCTGGAAAACGGTTCGATCATGATTGGTCGCGTTTACTTGCGTGCGTTGAACGGCGTTGCTGAAAAGGTTGGTTTCGACACAGGGCCAGCCTATGGTTTGCCCATAACAGACGGCTTCATTTTCGATTCCAAGGTTGGGCAACCTGGCAAGTTTCTTCGTATAAACGCTATCGCTTCGCTTGGTTCGGGCGTGTCTACAACAACGCACGCTGTACTTTTGGAAGGTTGGGATTCGTTCGAAGTTAGCGACGTTGACGTGTCCGAACATAACTATGGCCTTGTGTGTAAATCGCGCAATGGTCGCATTAAGGGCGTTCGCGGTAACAATATCAACATCGCCACTGTTTACGTTAAGAGTGACGTTATGGGCGGCGGTCAAGCCGACGTGCCCGCAAACGTTACCGATGTAAAGGTTAGCGACGTGCAGGGCGTTAACGCTGTTGGTAACACTACGTCGTCGGCGGTGTATGTACACGGTTCTACGGCGGTCGCAGCAACCGTACAGGTTGACAATGTAACCCAAACCAACGGACACGCGGCCCTTAGGGTTTACGGTTCGAGCGTGTCTACCTACGCCAACGGGGTTACGGCTTCCAACATCACTGGTATCGGTACAAAGTACGGATGGGACGACTTCGGTTGGACTTACGAAACTTTGGTTTCCAACCTTCGCGGGGACAACCTGACTACCGGCCTTCTTTGGAGCACCACGGCAAACAGCGTTAACTGGCGACTAACCGCCGGGGTTCTTACTATAACCGATCCGGTTCTAAACTCGCTTGTATCGGCTGCTGCTTGCCAGGGTACTGGCTCGTACAGCGGCGTTACGGTACGCAACGCTTATCAGACCATGGAAATTGCGGCATCCCTCATAGGCGGCGCAATTCGTCACGGGGCCAGGGCGGGCAACGTCAAGGTTAGCGGCGAGGGCAACTTGACCATGGCCAACGGGGCGGTTGCGAGCGGCACGTTAATCCCCGCCGCTTCTCTGTGTCCGGACAACGATATCTCCCTGACCGGCGAGATAAACGTGCAGTCGCTGGCAGCCGCTACGTTTGCAACCTTGTCCGGTTCGCTAAACTTCGGGTTAGAGAGAAAGTTCTCCGTAGTGGCACAAAAAACGGATAACACTTACATGAACGTTAGCGTTTATGCCTCGGGAACGTCCCTGCTGCTACTTGGCCACCCAGTGGCAGGCATTAAAACCGTAGACCTTTCCGGGGTCCGCATTAAGCGATAGGAAGCCCGGCCAAAATAGAAAAAGCCCGCCATGCGCGGGCCTTCTTTTATCCGGAGAAAATGAATGTCCATCACCCAGCAGCAACTGCTGCAGATCCTCCCGAACGCCGGCCCAGTTGCCGGCGTTTTTGTGTCCGCGCTGAACGACGCGATGGCACGCTTCAAGATTGACACTCGGCTGCGTGTGGCTGCGTTTCTGGCGCAAGTCGGGCATGAATCCGGCCAGTTGCGTACTGTGGTCGAAAACCTGAACTACAGCGCCGAGGGCCTGATCCGCACTTGGCCGAAGCGGTTCAACGAACTGACGGCCACCGCTGCCGCCAGAAAACCTGAGCAGATCGCGAACATCGTCTACGCCTCGCGCCTGGGCAACGGTCCTGCGGTGACAGGCGATGGCTGGCGTTACCGGGGCAGGGGGCTGATCCAGGTCACCGGCTGGGTCAACTATCAGGCGTGCGGCTCCGCCTTGAGCCTGGACCTGCTGACCAAGCCTGAATCGCTTGAACAGCCTGTCTATGCTGCGTTGTCTGCCGCCTGGTTCTGGTCGAGCAATGGCCTCAGCGAACTGGCGGATGCCGGAAGGTTCGAAGCGATCACTCGCAAGGTAAATGGTGGCTTGAATGGCCAAGCTGATCGGCTGGCTATCTACAAGCGAGCGCTGGATGTGCTGGTGTGATTTGGGAGTTGGCAGAACGCCTGGGGGGAGGTGGCTCGCTACTGTGGATTCTTCCCCAGTAGCGAGCCTTAGAACTTTGCAGAAATAAATTCAGGAACAGTATTTGCGATGAAGCAAAGGCTGTTGTTTGTCAGTCAGCTACAAGTTAATTACAAGCTTGCTCCATCACTTTATAGTATGGGC